ACATGTTTTAATGCCCACTCAAATCTTAAAGCATCTATTTTGTTTTTAAATCCATCAATATAACAGCCATACTCCCATTTTGTTTTCATTATAGAATTAATTAATGATGTATATTTAGCCCCTCCTTTAATAATTTGATTATGTTGTCTAATTCTTTTATTTAAATTATTAGTTATCCCAACATATGAATAACTATCATTAAAAATAATATAACATTTATAATTCATATTTTTTGTAAATTAAAATAGTATTATTATTATATGATTAAATTATATTTAATACTCTTAATATTAATATTTTTAACAATATTAATTTCTAAAAAAGAACATTATACAACTTGTCATAGTAATCTAAAAATTACTGGACCGTTATTAATAAATGGAGGATTAATCAATGATAAAATATATATATTTTGGAATAGTCCAGATGGATTATCTGAAATTGAAAATTTGGAAAATCCAATATATAATATCATTTACAATACAAATGATTCAAAAGTAACATCTCCAGTAGGAAAAAGTAATAATATTATTAAAGAAATCACCCCTACTATACTTACTAATTTAACAAATTCGTCTCGAACTTTATATTCTTATAATATGAAACCATTACATACATTAAACGACGGGGAATATTATAACATAACATTGAATATGACTATTAAGAAAGAAGGAAATGTCAAAGAAGATGGAGCAACTGGTTTTCCCCCCCAAACATTATCATCAAATACATTAGTAATTAATAAAACAAATAATAATCCTATGATACATTATTTAAGTAATCCAAATGATGTATTTGCTAATTTAAAAAATAAATCAATAGATATTATTATATAATTTAATATTAATGTACTGTAAATTAATAATAATCATTATTATTATCACTTTATTAATTATAAATATTTCATCATGTGAAAAATTTCAAATATCTCCATCATCTCCATCATCACCAAAATCATGTAAGTCAAATAAATGTACATATTGGGAAAAGTATTTTGAAAAACGAAATGAATATAATAAATATAAAGAAGAATCATACAATTGTCCAACTTTTAGTACTATTAAACACGACATATTAATGGATAATTTAAATAATTCAACACAATTCAATATTAATTTCTGATATTATAGTAATGATTATAGATGTTTTAATCTTAATAATGATATTCATAATTTGTTTATTAATAATCATAAAAATATCACCTATATTAGTAAATTATACAACTGAACAATTTAAAATATTTTAAATTATTATATGAATTTTTTATTTATGATTTTATTATCGTTGCTAATATTATTACTTTTTAAATTATATATTAAGTCTCTTTCAAATGTATTTTATTTTATTACAATGCTATTTATATTAATTTGTAATGAAATATATAATAATAAATATAGTAATATAATATAATGGATACTCGACTAATATTTGTATTTATATTATTATTTTTAATGTTATTATTATGGTTTCAATACAATAAATTAGAATCTAACATTATTGTATTATTATCTATGATACTAATATTATTAATCAATAAATTACTTATTCAAAAAGATTATTTTAGATAAAATCTAATACTATATTAATGTATAAATTTGTTATAATATTATTGATACTATTTTTTCTATTTTTAAATTTGAAACTATATGATAATATAATTATAATAGCATCATTAGTTTTATTACTGTTACTATATAGTTTATTTTTAAGAAATAAGTATGATAAATTCAGTTCTGTAAAAGTAGAATCTAGTAATCCACAACCACCCCCAGTTAATTGTTACTCTTGTACTCAATAAAAATAAAATGTATTTATTATTATATAATGAATAAATTAATAACTGGTGTATGTGTTATTATAATAATACTATTATTAGATATACTGTTTAATGTCTCGTCACGAATAACAAATGAACACTTCTATAGCACTCCCTTTTCATTAATTTCAGCTACATCAATACGTTCAAAAATTGATGGCATGTTAATAAATATAGAAATTAGTGATAATGCAACAAAAGACTACGAAGCTAATAATAATAAAATTAATATAAGTATTCCAATAGATAATGATGGACATTATTTAGATTATGATGGTAGTGAAATATCATTTTCATCTGATAGTATTTCTAAATGGATATTGCATAAAATAAATGGAGCAGATAATTTAAACAGTTTAACAGCTGGAAATTCAAACCCTGGTTACAGTTCCGATAAAGTAGATTTCTCCTCTCCATTTTATATGGTAACCTCATTAAAATATCCTACTAAAGCTTTACAATATTCGAATGGTAATTTGATGTGTGTTTCTGTTGGAAATTATGATTCACAAAAATGGGATATAAGTAACGAAATCATACCAAAAAAACAACTCATTTTAAAAAATATATATGAAACCCCAATTGGCCAATTAGCTAAAAGTACTGGTTCTCAAGATGAAAATAGAATTAAATTAAATTTAAATTTTAATAATGACAAATTAAAACAATTATTTAATGATAATAATACATCAGATGATAGTGGTCCACAACAATGTGATACATATTTACCTAAATCAGCAGTAAAATCATTATGTCCAGGGTGTGAATATTAACTCATTTTACGATTTATTAATCTTATTAGAATTGCTACTATTATTATTAACAATAATATCAAGAAGTACATTTTAATATATAAATGTCTTTTCCATGAATCTATATCAACATATAGTGGTAAATTATCTTGTTTTTCCATTTTTTTAATATAATTGTTAAAAAATACAATATTATTTATACCCAACATAAATGAAAAAATAAATATCAATAATGATATATCTTTCACAATATGAGTCGAATATTTTATTTTAAATGAATCAGAAAAACCATACATGGCAACAGCTACTGATACTGTTAAAAATACATTTCGTGAGGCAGAATACCAACCATTTACTACTGATTGTGGATTATCAGAAAAAACCATTTATAATAATAATATATATTTTATATTGTTTAAAGTTTAATTAAATTAATTTAATATGTGGAATAAAATAACAAATAGTTTATTATTTTATAGTGAAGATTATTACAACAATGATATTTACAAAAATAAATCATTTATTAAACAAATCTATTTTTATTACAAAAATAAAGGAATTAAAAATATAATTTTAACCAATGCAGTAAACATATTTATTTCAGTATTTTTATTTTTGTTTATTGTATTTTTGTTTAATTGTATAGACTATAAAGAATTATTTTCAATAAATGATTATTCTAAATTAAGTAATTTTATTGACTGGACGCATTTTTTTAAATTCAATATTTTTTTCACATGTTTGTTTATTAGTTTTTCTTTATTTATTCTTACAAAAATAGTCAATATAATAGAATTATCACATACATATTCTAATATAAAAAAATATTATAATAATAATTTAGGAATACAAGATGAAGAGTTAGAATATATAAAATGGGAAAATATTATAACCAAGATTGAAACATACAATGAAGAAAAAATAAATATTTACAAAATAAACAGCATAATTTTGTTTTATGATAACTATTTAAACGCTTTGTTTGACAAAAAAATTATAAAAATATCACATCTTACAAATTTAATGGAATGGAACCTACAATATTGTATATTATTCAAAATATTTGGTGAAAATGAAACCATAAATAATACTAAAAAAGATATTTATTATAGAATTAGAGTTGTATCTATTATAAATTTCATATTTATGCCATTTATTTTAGTATTTATTTTGTTTTACAATATATTTAATTATGGCGAAGAGTTTTACAATAAACCTACATTATTAACGACTCGTGTATTTACAAAAAAAGCATTGTGGAAATTCAAATATTATAATGAATTACCACATGATTTTGAATCACGGATTTCAAACATAATTGAACCAAGTAATAATTATATTAAACAATTTAAAAGAAATTATTTTAATTCTGTATCTAGACTAATCATATTTATATGTAGTTCATTTTTCATAATATTATTATCATTATCACTAATAAATGATAAAATATTATTGTATATTACCATAATTAATAATAAATCAGTGATATGGTTTATAAGTATTTTAGCATCTATTATTACAATATTTAAAATAAATAATATAACATTAGTACAACCAAAAGATTATATGGAAGAAATTTCGGTATATTTATATTTAAATGATGAATTTGTTAAAAATGCTAACACTATTGAAACTAAAAATAAATTTTTGTCGTATTATCAATACAAAATAATAAATATTGCAAAAGATATAATATATACTATTTTAACACCTTTTAAATTATGGATGATCGGAAATGATATAGATAAAATAATTGATTTTATATCTAAAAATATCCATGAAGAACATAAATGTAAATTATCTGTTTTTGATGATGAACTATTTACATCAGTTTATAATCATGATAATTATGATGTAAATAAAACAACCGTATCATTAATATATTATAATGATTTGTATCCAAAATGGAGTTCATATATGATTCAAAAAATTAATGGATTAACAAATGAAATGAAAATTAATGTAATATAAATTTTCTAGATGTTATATAGTCAATAATAGAATTATTTAACCACAATCTATCTTTTTTATTCATAAATTTTGACCAAATACCACCGTTATATCCAGTATTATTATTTGTTCCAGGATGAACTTATGTGAAAAACGCTCTTTATTTTCATTAAAATATTTAAATGCCTTGTTTAAACTATTTTTAATAGTTTTTAATGCTTCTTCTTTTTTTGTAAATGGTCCATCAAATATTCCATACGTTTGTTTTGTCCAAAGAGTATCAGTATGAACATTTGTAGCTTGAACATAACCAATTGCTCTCGATTTATTCCATGGACCATTATTTTTAGAATTTCCCGAGTATAATACTAAATCCGTTTTATTTTTATCAGCATATCCTTTACAGTAGTTGAAGGAACTTTACTGTTATAATTTCCTATATATATATAAATGGTATAGTATTTTAAACACTTTTCGTTTATATTAATACCTTTTTTGATTTTTTTGTTTTTTTGGCGGTCTACCCACTTTAGGATTTTTTACCATATTTGATTTTTTAGATTGATCAACTTTTGGATGTAATGATTTTATAGTTGATAGCTTATTTTACAATACCCAGTTCTTCGTTCTTCTTTTTTTTCCTAACTCTAATGGTTTTAATTCCCAAACACATTCATTTGATTTAACTAGACAATTATTATTCATGCTATAAAATATATTAATAAAATATATTTATATATTATGAATATTACACGAACATTTGAAAATAATGAATACGTGTTTAAAAAAAAGTCTAAAAAAATAATTGATTCAAATACATTGGATAGAATAAAGTCATTAAAAATACCACCAGCATATACAAATGTAAAAATATCATCAAATTCATCAAGTAAAATACAAGCAGTTGGAATAGATACTAAAAAAAGAAAACAATATCTATATCATAAAAATCATACTAAAAAACAATCTAAAATTAAGTTTAATGACCTTATTATTTTTGGTAAAAAAATAAAAAGGATTAGAAAAGATATAAATAATAATATATACAAATGTTCTAAAAATAAAAATTTTTTAAAAAATAAAGATTGTGTTATTAGTATTATATTATATTTAATAGATAATTGTAATTTTAGAGTTGGGTGTGAAAAATACAAAAAACTATACAATACTTATGGAGTAACTACATTAAATAAATCTCACTTTAAATTTAATAAAAAAAGTGTATATATAAATTTTATTGGAAAAAAAGGTATAATCAATAAAACTAAAATAAATAACTATAATGTGTGTGCTATATTAAAAATATTATGTCATTCAAATAAAGAATTCTTATTTTACTATACTGATGATAATGAAAATACATATAGAATAACCGAAAAACATATTAATCTATTTTTAAAAAAATACCATAAAAATATAACAGTAAAAATGTTTAGAACATGGAATTCTAATTATATTTTATTGAAAGAATTACTAAATTATAGTATTCCTAAAACAGAAACAGAAGCTAGAAAAAATATATCAACATCTATCAAAAAGGCTGCGTCTAAATTACATCATAGTTCAAATGTATCCAAAAAAAGTTATGTAAATAATGAAATAGTAGAATTGTATTTACATGATATCAAAAAATTCAAAAAAAGTATTGAATTTTTTAGAAAAACAAATGGCAATCTACCATCAATCAATAGATTATTAAATTTAATTTTAAAAATGTTGGTATGAATTCAGGTTTGCCAATTTTAATTATTATATTCCTACTTAACTTAATTTTTTATAATCCTAAATTTATATTTTGTTCTATAATGTCTAATTGCTATAATTACACCAATTATAATTATTAGTATAACCATATTTTTAACATTAAAGATTTTACCTTTAATTTTATTTAGTTGATATGGATTATTGTAATGATTTTTATATATTTTAGATACTTCTTCGTATGTATAAATTTTTTTTCCAAGTGATTTGTTAACTTCATTATGTAAATCTATAGTATAAATAAATAAAGTGTTTGTATCAGACAAATATTTTGTAACTGGATTATCATTTAATCTTTGNGTATAATGTAATCTACATTTGTCACAAGGTATAATATATTTTAAGTTATCAAAAAATGTTTCATATGTTTTAATATCTTGGAATGTTGGTCGTTCCGGATAATTCAATGCTAGTGTATGAATAAAAAACCATAATTTCGGTCCCCATACTGTTGGATCCATTAATATAAACATATATTTTTTTATACACTAAATATAAAATACTTAAAAAAAATAAAATTAATTATATAGAATGAATAAAAATAACCTATATTGTGGTAATTGTGGTAATTATGGACATGTGTATAGGAGATGTTTATCACCAATAATTAGTAATGGTGTAATATTGTTTAAAAAAGAAAATAACAAATTCTCATATTTGTTAGTACAACGAAAAGATACATTAGGATTTGTTGAATTTATGCGTGGTAAATATAATTTGGAAAATATAAATTATATTAACAAACTATTTCAGATAATGACTAAAGATGAAAGAACCAGAATTATTTCTAATAGTTTTGATAAATTATGGAATAATCTATGGATGAAACAAAATAATAAACAATATCATAATGAATATGATATATCTAAAAAAAAATTCAATAAATTAAAAAAAGGATTTAATAGTAAAAATGAATCTATTTCATTAATGAGTTTAAATGATAATAATATTATTTATTGGAATGAACCAGAATGGGGTATTCCAAAAGGCCGAAGAAATATAAAAGAGAGTGATATAGATTGTTCTGTAAGAGAATTTGAAGAAGAAACTGGATTAAATAAAAAAGATTTTAATATTATTTATCAAATAGATCCATTAATAGAATTATTTTCTGGTTCAAATAATATTAGATACAAACATAATTATTATGTTGCGGAATCTAAAAATTATATCAATAATATTGATTTTAAAATAGATAAATTAAATATAAATCAAGTTTCCGAAATAAGCAATATTAAATGGCATACGTTACCAGAAGCATTAAGTAATATAAGAACCTATAATATAGAAAAAAAAAATGTATTGGAAAAACTTCATAAACTATTAACAAATTAAAATATGTATTTATATTAATGAGTTCATCAAAAAAAACCAAAAAAAAACCAAAATTCAAAGTCCAAACAAGAATGAATAATAGTAAAGCTAGAAAAATTGAAGCTGATAAAATAGAAGACTTTGTAAAATACTATAAAACACAATCTATGGACAACAATTCTATTATATTAGAATCAACTAATATATTAGAACAATTAGATACACCACGTATACATGATAGAAATGAACTATTATCTAAATATGAAGCTTTAAAAATAATAATGGAAAAACGTTTAATAGATACATACAATTCTGACTTTGATTACATATATCCAGATTACTATGATAGTAAGTTTAATACAAAAATATTTTCTAAAAAAGAATTTAGACTAAACAAAATACCTAAAAAAGATGTCATGACTAGTGATGAAAAAGAAACACATTCACAAAAAATGTGTAATCCATCAAAAGATAAAACATTCAAATTAACACCTAATCAAAAATTTTTGAAGACTTTTATGTCTCCTAATACACCATATAATAGTATATTATTATACCATGGAACCGGTGTTGGTAAAACATGTTCAAGTATTTCTATTGCAGAACAATATTCGCAAGAGTTAAATGATTCAAATAAAAAAATTATAATTTTATTGAATCCTAGCATTAAAGCTAATTTTCAAAAAAATATTTTTAATATTCAAAAAGTAAAAGAAAATTTGCCATATTATCAATGTACTGGTGAAAAATATTTAAAAGAAATAAATGTTGATAACTTATCATCTATATCAACAGATGTATTAGAACAAAAAATTAATAAAATTATTAAAAATAGATATGAATTTTATGGATACAAACAATTTGCTAACATAATTACAAAATTACAAGACACAATAAAAACTAGATATGATAAAAAAGATTTTTCTAAAATTTTTGAAAAAAAAATAAAAGAAATGTTTTCTAATAGTGTTATGATTATAGATGAAGTTCATAATATAAAAAAAGGTGTAGATACCGCATTAGTATCACCATTATTAGAAAAAGTAATAAAAATAGCTGATAATATGAAAT